GACTACCCAACCGTAACGAGTGGTGCGAGCGCTGGAGTCATAAGTACTAATGCGGGGGGGTTGAACGTTGGGTCTACGGGGGGTACCACGACGCTTTCGGATGTCACTCTATCCCTCCCCAACATCCCGACGACGTGCTCCGGAAAGCCCTCGAAGAGCATCGCCGCAGTGTCTGGCGTTCTTACTCAATGCCCATAAATGGACAAATCTGGCGACGGTGACGGCAGGCTCCGCCACCACCACGAGCAACGTCACGTTGAAGCCGACTACGCTTGGAACCAACTCGGTGACATTCACCGCGTCCGGTTCGATGGCTGCCGCAGATGTCATTCGGATCAAATGCAAAGGTTACAACTAAGGTTCGGTCTATGAGCAATTACACGCTCCTCAACCATACCAACACGATCGGCGTCCTGCCGCCGTCGCCCATTGTGCGACCGGTGCCGGTGAACGAGCGTCAGAACCTGCAAATCCTGTCCGGCAATGTGCTGGACCCGACCCTGCCCATCACGCCGCCCGATCAGCAGGCCTTCCAGCTGACGGTGAGCGGGGTAGGGGCCGTTTCGGCCTCGGCGCAGATCTACGGCTCCAACGATGGCAAGAACTGGCTGACGATCGGCGGTCCGATCACCGGCAGCGGCACGACCACCGGAAATGTCGGCGCGCTGGGCTCGGTCGGATATTCATTCTATGGCGCGCTTCTCACCGCGATCAGCGGCACGAATGCTGTCGCCACACTGACAATGAGTTGTTGATCATGAGCGATCGTTCAGGCCTACGCTTGCGCTCGGTTCGTTTCAAGGATGGTGGCTCGCTCGCCGTCCTTCGCCCAGAGCAGGACTACGACCGCCGCATCGTCGAGAGCGGCTTCGTGCGAAATCGCTTGCTGGGCATGAAGATCGAGGAATGGGTTTTGAAAGATCTGGGTCACGGGTGACCGTCTACCAATGCCTGACCTTCTGGTCGATCATGCTCAACGGCAATGCCGCCCGCATCTCCATGGTCGATACCTTCGGCCAGGAATATTTCTCCATCATCCCGAACCTCGGCGGCCGCGCTTTCCGCGAAGCGCGCGAGACCGCTCTCGACGCGCTCGAAGCAGCGATTGCCGCAAAACTCCCGCCTGGAGAGGTCAAAATTTCCATGAGCATCTATCAGCTTGTCACGAACGCCTCGGCGGTCCAGACCATCACCAACGTGCCCGCCATCGATGGGAGCAACGGGGTTGCGACGCCGGCCATCAACCAAGTCGTGCAGCCGCTGACGACGAGCGCGAACAATCCGACCCAGAGCCAGGGCTTTGAGATCGTGGTCAAGGGGTCCGGCAACGTGTCGGCGACCGCGACCATCGTGGGGTCGAACGACGGCATCAATTGGTCCTCCACCGGCGTCACCGTGGCCGCGACGTCGGCATCCAACATTTCGACCGGGTTATCGTCCAGCCAGAACACACCATATGCCTATTTCGGCGCCTATATCTCAGCCATCAGCGGCACCGGCGCCAAGGCCAGTGTCACGATGAGCGCATGATGATTGACGAGCGCCTGGTTCGTATGGCCCGCGCGATCTGCATCGCCGCGCTGCATGACCCGGATCAGATGGTGTTCGAGCAGCCGTGCTTTCCTGTCGGCGCCAAGGGCAGGTTTCTCGCCGACGGAGCGCGCGCAGTTCCGTCTTGGCAATTGTTCCTGAATGAGGCCCGTGCCGCCTTGGATATCGTCGAGAATCCCTGATGTCTGACGACGCCAAAGCAAGCCTTAAGAAGGGGGGCGTGCCGCTCCCGCGCACCGACAGCGCGATGACCAAGGTCGCCCCGGACTCGCTGAAGCCTGCCGACGTCGACAAGAAGGCCAAGGCGCTCGGGGTCAACAAGGCGAAGAAAAAGGAAAAGGACGAGGACATCCTCGACCGCGCCAAGAAGCGCTTCGATCTCTGCGTCACGGCGAGCAGCGAGAACCGCAAGGAAGCGCTGGAAGATCGAAAGTTCAAGGCCGGTGATCAGTGGGACGCCGATGTGATGGCCGCGCGCATGCAGGACCAGCGTCCCTGTATCACCATCAACAAGTTGAAGACCTTCGTCCACCAGGTCACCAACAACCAGCGCATGAACCGGCCAGCGATCCACTTCTCGCCCGTCGGAGACCGCGGCGATCCGGAGGCCTCGAAGATGTTCGCCGGCCTGTTCCGCTTCGTCGAGGCCGACTCCTCGGCCGACATCGCTTACGACACCGCGTTCGATGACGCGGCCACCTCCGGTTTCGGCTATTTCCGGATGGTAACCGAGTGGGAGAGCGAGGACAGCTTCAACCAGATCCTGAAGATCAAGCGCGTCCGCAATCCATTCACGGTCTATATCGACCCCGCCGCCCAGGAACCCGACGCCTCGGACATGAAATATGCCTTCATCTCCGAGATGATCCCGCGCAGCGAGTTCGAGGCCAAATATCCCAAAGCCGACACCTGCAATTGGGACAAGGCGGGCATTGGCGAGGCCAATAAGAACTGGATCACGCCGACCGACGTCCGGGTCGCCGAATATTACGAGGTCAAGATCGACCACCGCGAGCTTGTGGCGCTCGACAATGGCTGGACCGGCTGGAAAGACGAGATTTCCCATGAAGTTCAGGCAAAGATCGACCGTGGGGAGATAGACGTCGAGCGGACCCGCATGGCTGAGCACCGCAGCGTCATGTGGTACAAGATGACCGCCAAAGAGATTGTCGAACGCCGGGAATGTGTCGGTCAATGGATCTGGATGTTCCCGGTCATCGGCGACGAGATCGACATCGAGGGCAAGGTCAAGCTGGCCGGCGTTGTGCGCGATGCGAAGTCGCCGCAGCAGCAATACAATTACATCGCCACGCAGATGACCGAGGTCGTCGCCCTGCAGCCCAAGGCGCCCTATATCGGCGCCGAGGGTCAGTTCGAGGGGCACGAGGACAAATGGAAGCAGGCGAACACCAAGTCCTATCCCTATCTGGAATATCGCACGGTCGACCTTGAGGGAAAGCCTGCGCCGGCGCCTCAGCGCCAGCCGCCGCCCACGGTGCCGACCGGACTGCAGCAGCTTCTTCAGAACGCGCAGCAGGACATGATGGCGGTCACCGGCATCCGGTTCGACGGAACCGTCCAAGAGCGCATGCACGACGAGAGCGGGGTCGCTATCAATGCGCTGGCCCAGATGGGTGATCTCACGAATTTCCACTACATTGACAACCTCTCGCGCACCATGAAGCATCTCGGTCGCTGTTTCGTCGATGCCGTGCCCCATGTCTATGACAACCGCCGGGTGCTGACGACGCTGCGCGAAGACGGTAGCGAGGAGAAGGTCCAACTCGATCCGGCCGGCCCGCCAGGCCAGTCGGTCAAGTCGAACAACGGCAAGACGCTGGCGATCTTCAATCCGACCGTTGGCAAATATGGGGTTAAGGTCACAATCGGTCCCAGCTTCGCCACAAAGCGCATCGAGTCCGGCACCAGGATGATCGAGTTCGCCAAGGTCTTCCCACAGTTCGCCGAATCCTTCTCCGATCTGATCGCGAAGAACATGGATTGGCCGGGCGGCGAGGAATTGACCGCCCGCCTGACCAAGGTAGTGGCGCAGAAATATCCAGGCGTCATGGCGCCCGACATGAAGGACGTGCCGCCCCAGGTCCAGGCCATGCTGCAATCGATGGATGCGCAGCTAAAACAGATGAGCCAGGAGCGGATGCAACTTCTGAAGCAGATCGATGACAAGAACGCCGACCGCGCGATCGCTATGGAGGCGATCAACAAGGAATTTGAGGCGAAGATGACCAAGATCGTCGCCGACATCGAGACAAAAACCGCTTCAACGCAGGAAAAGGCGGTGGCTTCGTTTAACGCTCACATTGGATCTAGAATTGATACCCTTGGGAGTGAGGTGCAAAAACTAATCGTGCAAATGGCAACGCCGAAACAGGAATTAAGTCCAGAGCCGAAGCCAAAACCTGATGAGGCTGATAGCCATCACAAAGACACTCTCAATGCCATCGAAAAGATGACCGGGCATTTTTCAGAAGCACTTAAAAGTGTTGCGGGTAGTAGGCCCAAAAGCATGAAAATTGAGCGCGGTCCCGATGGCTCGGCTATTGGCGCCAGCTATGGTGACGAATAATGGCCGGCGGCAAGGGGTCCACCTATGAAAATGACGTTCTAAAACTGACGTTGAACGGAACGGCATTCAGTTGGAACTCAAACACAAATTTGTACATATCGCTGCATAACGGCGCGCTGACCGCGGCATCAAACCAGACCACCAACGAGACATCTTATACCGGATATTCAAGATACGCCCTTTCGCGGACTTCATCGGGGTTCACGGTGTCAGGTGGATCGGCAACATTGACCAGCCCAATCAGTTTCGGCGCTTGTTCCGGCGGTACAGATACACTCACTTATTTCGCGGTTGGCACAGCTTCGACCGGAACCGGAGAGGTTCTTTATTGGGGGCCGATAAGCCCCACGATATCTGTGGCAAACGGGGTTACTCCCCAGTTGACAACAGGTACGACGATCACTGAGTCATAATGCTGATCTTAGGCAACACGTCATCAACCCTTGCTGTTGTCACAGCATCTTCCGGCGCAATATCGGTGCACGCTACCTATGCCGACAACGTGCCGGGCTCAACGACCGTTACGCCGAACGGAACCAATACCGCGTCAATCACCACTGCCACAACAACAACAGTGGTAGCGGCGCCGTCCGGGTCGAACGCCAGAAATGTTCAATCGCTGATCATTCACAACACTTCGGCCAGTGTATCAAACTTGATCACCGTCAATCATTCAGACGGCACCAACACGGCAAACATTTTTAGCGCCACGCTTCAGATCGGCGAAATGGCCGTCTGGTGTTTTGGCAAGGGCTGGACCGTTTACGATGCAAACGGGGCAGAAAAGACCACCTTCAGCATCGTGCAGCAGACGGTGGTGACGCTATCAAGCGGCACGACACTGACCACAACGACGCCGAACAGTTATGTCCGCGTGACCAGTACGACGTCGGGTGCCAAGACGGTAACGCTGTTGGCGGCTACGGGGTCCGGTTATGTGACCACGGTCACCGATGCCGGCGCGCTCGCTGCAAACCCATCCAACAATATTACGGTCGCCAGCACGTCATCAATCAACGGATCGACCGTGATGAATATAGCAACTATGTCACTCTCATTTAAGGACGTAGCCTCGGGACAATGGGACAGCATTTAAAAGCGTTTCTGATCGCATTGTTCCTCGCGCTGCCCGCCAGTGCGGCGGAATTGCCTGTGCCGGGATCAACAACCAACCTTGTGGGAAATTGCGCGGGACTCTGGTGTGGCGTGACCGTCAGCACTGGCTTGCAGAATTCGGTTTCCGGCGGCGCCGGAACCCTGACGATCCCTTTGTTTACAGGATCGACACTGACGGCCAACAACTGGTGTCAGTACGCTTCGTCGATTATTTCGTGCAACGTGACGCCGGTCACAAATACCAATCAGTTGACGAACGGCTCGGGCTTCATCGCCGGCAATCAGACCATTACGCTATCGGGAGGCGTGACCGGCTCTGGAACGACGGCGATTACTACGACCGTAACCCAGTTGAATGGCAACACGCTCGCCAATGGCGATTGGTGCATTACCAACGGCACGATCATCAACTGCACGGTGACGCCGGTCACGAATACCAATCAGTTGACCAACGGCGCCGGTTTCCTGACGGCGAACCAAAGCATTACGCTTTCCGGTGACGCGAGCGGATCGGGAACGACGGCGATTACCGCGACGCTGGCGACGGTCAACAGCAATACGGGAACTTTCGGCTCTGCCACTGCTGCGCCGCAGTTCACCGTCAACGGCAAGGGGCTGATCACGGCCGCATCGACCAACACTATCACGCCGGCTGTTGGATCAATCACGGGGCTCGGGACTGGCGTCGGGACCGCGCTTGCAACAGCGGTCGGGTCGGCCGGCGGACCTGTCACCAATGGCGGCGCATTGGGTACGCCATCGTCCGGCACGGCTACCAATCTGACTGGCACGGCGGCGAGCCTGACGGCAGGCGCTGCAAACGCGATCAACAGCGCGACGACCACGGTTAACACCAATTCCGCGACCGCGCCAACGGTCGGACAAGTCCTTACCGCGACCAGCACCACAGCTGCGACATGGCAAAATCCGCCTTCCACCACGCCAGCACTGGCGCTGTTCTATCACTGGTGGAACTCGGTCAATACGTCGATTATCCGCATTGAAAACTTGGCCGATTCGATCTTGACCTGTAATCAGCAGGCGCCGTGTACGTATGGTCCGCAACGCATCGGCAGCACGTTCGCGCTGTTGCTGATCGATGAGTTGGCGCAAAGATTCCAACAATATTCGACCGGATTTCGGCCGATTGTCCGACTGTCCAATGCGACAACTACCGTGTCGGGCGGCGACGGCTACACATTGACATCTGGTTCGCTGACCAATTCGACACTGCTCGGGCCACAACAAAGCGGCGTCTCGCTCAATGGCGGGTCGCTGCTGACGCTTTCCAATGCTGGCGTCATTACCATCGCTGTGGGTCAGCCTTACAGCAGTGTGAATGTCGCTTGTGTGCAAGGGAGTGGCGTCTCCGGCTACACGGTCACCATCAATGGCTCGTCTGTCGGAACGGCTTGTGGTCTAGGCAGCGGCGGAAATACGGCGGTCATTCAAAACTTCGCCAATCCGGTCGCGCAAGCCAGTCAGCCGGCCACCGGATCGACCCTTACCCTGACCGCACTGGGCGCGACGAATTACCTATATGCCTATGAGGCCGTGTTGTTCTGTGGCGCCGCTCAATCGGCCTGCACGTCGGGCTTTGTCGTCGATAATATGGGCGTTGGTGGTGCTTCAAGCCCATGGTTCGCCAGCGGCACGAAAAGCGGCAGCACCGACGGCGGCATGGTGTGGATCAAGGCGCTTTCTGGACAAGTGGCGCTTGGCATCCTCGAAAACGGCGAGAATGACGCCAATTCCGGGTCAGGCGTAACATCGACCCAGCAAAACGCACAAAATCAAATCGTCGCCACCGACCTGATCGCTAAGAACGCTTCTGTGCTTTGGTTTGGCCCTCCGCCCTACAACAGCGGCGGCTCGCCAGCCACCTATGCGGCACTACAACAAGGCGCGTTGACGTATTGCCAAAACCAAGGATGGGCCTGTCTGAATATGGCCGACCTGTTCATGGGCGATCAGAGCGGCACGTTATCAAGCGTCTTTCCATTCACCGCGCAGAATACCGGTCAGGGTGCTACCCCGCCTTGGGGCGTGGCCCAAGGCATGTTGACATCCAGCGATGTCCAACATTTGACGGACTGCGGCGAACTGTTGGTCACACAGCAGTTTATCGAAACCATTTTCCCAATGTGGCTGTCCTACCCGGTCACGCAATCTTGCAGCATGAACCCGCAGTCGTCGGGGACATCGAGCGCCTACACCAATGCGACGACAGGTTTCACCACGATCGCGGGTGCCACGGCCAACACCGGGCAGCTTGAATTTGTCGCCCCAGTCGGCCAGATATTCACGTCAGTCTGTCGTGGTTACATGCAGGTCGGAACAACCGGCGTTGTCAGTTTTCAGCTGATCGGCTCGGCGGCGATTTCCAATATCAATATCACGCTGAGTTATCAGACCGCCGCCAACAGTGTCTATTCGATGGCCTCGGCCACCGCGTTGTCATCGGCCATGGCGACATCCTCGATCACGGCGGCGAGCAACCTGCGCTGGACGCTGGAAATCAATGGCGTCAACTCGACAACGGCAAATTCATTCGCGGTGCAGGCGCATGAGGCGACGGGCACGATGACGGTTCCGGCTGGTGCGACTTGTACGACGCAATTGAGCGGGCCTCAGTGACCTGATCTGCTAATAAATGTCATTTTTTCCTGTCTATGATCCACATCTTTCATCATTAGAATGGTTTGGGCCACAGGCGAGCCCAGCTAGTTTCTTTGACGTAACCTATGCCGAAACCGGCAGCACCGTTAATTCCGGCGCGGGTGAAGCGGACGGCACATCAACCGCAACCGCAGTCGGCGCGGCGCTGGTATTGTCGGTTGGCACGGCTAACGGACTATCAACCGCAACCGCAGTCGGCGCGGCGCTGGTATTGTCGGTTGGCACGGCTAACGGACTATCAACGGCAACCGCAGTCGGCGCGGCGCTGGTATTGTCGGTTGGCACGGCTAACGGACTATCAACGGCTACCGGGGCGGCTGGTTCTATCGCGGCGGCTGTGGCTGCGGCAGACGGCAAATCATCAGTATTGGCTTCTGGAGATGCCGTGTTTGCGGCAACTGGGGCGGCTGATGGAACTTCTACGGCAGCAGCCGCAGCTATCGCGCTATCCGCTGCCGCCGGCAATATAAACGGCAACTCTACCGCCTCGGCCGTTGGGGCAGCGGCAACTGTCGTGGCTATTTTGGGTGCCGGCCCAGATGAAACATGGTCGCCATGGCTTGGGAAAGCTGGCTATCGGGGCGTTCTGCAAAAAATACTTCCATCGTTGGAAGTGCCAAAAGCCGCTAAAGCACCTGAAAATCAAACTCCCAAGCCTGAGCCTGATTATTTTGATCAGATCGCCGCCAGGGTAATCGCCCAATACAAGCCGGGAAAAAGTAATTCCGGCGACCTGGAAGCGGCTATCTCAAGGGCCGAACGGGCCATCGCCGCAAAGCGTCAAGCGGATGAATTAGCTCAGAAAGCCAGGATCAAAGAATATACTGACCGCGTGCGACGTGATGGCGAACGCCGCCAGCGAGCACTCAAAGATGAATTGCTCAGACAACAAGGAATAGCCCAAAAACAGCAGGAAATCTTGCACGCTGAGTCTGCTAAACGGGCAAGAGAAATAAAGCGTAGAATTGAGCGGGATAACGAAGAAATCATATTTTTGCTTGGAGAGTTAATGTGAGGTGAGGCCATGAATTTTATGCTTGCAATGCAAGCCCTTTTAGGTGGCGCTTTCATCGCCCGCCAAGCATGGGGAGCGACCCTAACAGTTCAGCCCATCGCACTGATCAACGGAACCATTTACACGGTGACGCAGCAAAGCGTGGGTTCTCCAACCTATTACAACCCAATCCAGGCCGATATCCTGGCGAGCGACTGGTATCAGGTGTGCTGAAAGTAAACTGAGATGAAAACCCAGATGGTGAGGGTGAAAAGTGACCGCTGAAGAGACTATCGCCCTCATCCAGGCTCAGCGCGATGCGCTGACGCCGGAAGAGCGCCAGAAGCAGGACGACGATACCCTGAACATGGCAATCGAACATGCTCGCGATCAGGTCTCCACGATGGCGAAGGGAGAATTCGTCCGGTCCTATGACGTGTCTGTCGATCGCTGGTGCTGGATCTTCGGACATTTCCGCATCCCGACGCTCGTTGATAAGAACGGTGCATATTTCGCCGATGATCCGTTCCTGCTGCAGAAAGGCGGTCAGATGTCCGTGCCGATCGCTGAGATGGTCGACTATCTGAAGACCTTCTATTGGCCTCGGCGCCGGGAAATGGCGAACTGATGCAGCAACGTCTCAATGTCGGTGACATGGTTACATTCACCGGCCGGCCGCGCTGGTGGAAGCGGATGCTGATCCGTCTCGGCTTGATGAAGAAGCCGAAGAAGATGACCGGCCTATTTGTGTTGACGCAGATCGAACCGCGCCGGAAGTTTCGTTAATATGCCCTTCATTCGCGAATACGACATCGTCGAAGACGTCATCTATCAGTGCGAGATAACGGAAGAGCAGGCGGCAGAGATCAAGGCGCACGACGAAGCGCTTATGCCTGGAAATCTGCACGCATCGATTTCCGATCATCCGTTCCCTGGTCTTCCGATCTGGGAATAGTTCACCTACCGGCGGGGTAATCACCGGGTCTTTCGTGAGCGTGGCACGTCAAAACGCCGGCACCGGGCCGCACCCGGGTCAATCCCTGACGAGGTAACGTGATGCCCGATCTTTCCACGGTCGGCGGACCCGCATTGTCCGCGATTTCCGACACGCCCGTCGATGTTGCTGAGGCGGTCGGAGAGACTATCCAGACCACGGAAGCGTCTATTACCGACGCTCCTGAGGCTGAAACCAAAGTCGAAACGCCCACTGTTACCGAGGCGCCGAAAGTTGAGGAAGAAGCCAAAAAGGCCACAACCTCGACCGAAGCAGCCAGGACGAAAGACGGCATCAATCAGCGTTTCTCCGATCTGACGAAGCAGCGCAACGATGCCAATGCTAGGGCCGAGAAGCTCGCGCTTGATCTTGAGATTGCAATCGGCAAGTTGAACGAGATCGGCTCGAAAACCGAAGCCGACAAGCTTGCCGCAGAAGCCGCCGCTGACAAGAAACCGGAAAAGTCCGACTTCGATGTCCCCGAAGCCTATGACAAGGCGTTGGAAGACTGGGGCATCCGTCAGGGCCGGCGCCAGGCCGAGGCCGACATCACGAAGCGCCAAGCTGATGAAAAGGCCGAAGCCGACAAGAAGGCCGCCGAAGACAAGCAAACGGCGGATCGTGAGGCCGCTGAAAACGCGTGGAACGATACTGTCAAGACCTACAATGACCGCCGCACCAAAGCGCTTGACAGTATGCCTGATTACGAGACAGTCGCCGAAGGGGATCATGTGAAGATCACCTTTCCGATGCGCGACGCCATCCTGACCTCGGAGATAGGGCCGCAGATCGCCTATCACCTCGGCAAGAACCCCGAGGAATCGGCCCGCATCGCCGCGCTGACGCCGTTCCAACAGATCAAAGAGATGGGTCGCCTCGAAGAGCGAATTTCTCGACAACGCAGCAATGTATCAAAGGCGCCAGATCCGATCACGCCCAGCGGCGGACGGGAAACGGCGGGTCCGAAGGACATCAACGCGATGTCCGGTGACGAGTATTTCGAGCACCGCATGGCGCAACAGCGCGCCAAGCGATAACCCCCACGCTGCGCCCGGCGCAGGGGTAGTTTCACGGTCCCTTGGGCAAGGACCATGCACCGTCGTGATGACGGCGCGTCCCTAAGAAGGATTGCCCATGTCCACTCAATCCCTGCTGACCCCGAGCATCATCACCAAGGAAACCCTGGTGATCTTGCAGAACAACCTGGTGGCCGCCGGCAAGGTGAACCGCCAGTTCGAAAACAAGTTCGTCAAGATCGGTTCGACCCTGACGATCCGCAAACCGAACCGCTTCCAGGCGGTCAAAGGCGATGCCCTGGTGATCCAGAACATCGTCGAGCCGGCGACCAGCATCACCATCAACACCAACGCACAGGTCGCCTTCCAGTTCTCGGCCGAGGAACTCACCCTCACCGTCGAAGACTTCTCGGAGCGCTACCTGAAGCCCGCCGCCGAAACGATAGCCAATCAGATCGACTACGATGTGATGACCAACTATCAGAACATCTACAACGAGGTCGGCACCCCCGGCACCACGCCCGCGTCCTTCGCCGCACTCGCTGCCGTCGGCCAACGCATGGACACCTTCGCGGTGCCGCAGAGCGGCCGCGTGCTGATCCTCGACGAAGGCGCCTATTGGTCGATGGCGACCGCCCTCATCGGCTACTACGTCAAGTCGGTGTCCGAGCCGGCCTTCAAGGGCTTCCTGGCCTCGATCGCCAACTTCGAAATCTACATGGACCAGAACGTCCAGGCCCAGACGGTCGGCAACTGGGGCGGCACGCCGCTCGTCAACGGCGCCGGCCAGACAGGATCGACCCTGGTCACCAACGGCTGGACCACCAGCATCACCGGACTCCTGAATGTCGGCGACGTCTTCACCATCGCCGGTGTCTATGTCGTCAACCCACAGAACCGCCAGAAGAAGCCGGTGCTGCAGAACTTCGTCGTCCAGGCCACCGCCAACTCGGATTCGGGCGGAAATTCGACCATCTCGATCAGCCCGGCCATCGTCACCTCCGGCGCTTATCAGAACGTGACCGCGGCGCCGGCCAACTTGGCCGCGATCACCGTCTTTGGTTCGCCGAACACCACCTACACACAAAGCTTGGCCTTCGTGAAGGATGCCATCGGCTTGGTGTCGGTGCCGATCGAACTGCCCGACGGCGTCGACTTCAAGGCGCGCGAGATGGTGAAGAACGTCTCCATGCGTGTCGTGCGTCAGTACGACATCAACAACAACGTCACCCCCTGCCGCCTTGACAGCCTGTACGGCACCAACACGTTCTACCCGGAACTCGGCTGCCGCCTGACCTCGTAAGGACCAGCTTCGCATGACTCCTCGCAACCTCCGCAGACTGCAAAAGCGGCTCGCCGATCAGATGGAACAAGAGCGCAATGGCGCCCCCATCGACGGAGAAGTCGCGGCCCGCATGACCGCTCTGAAAGACGACACTCTCTATCAGATCGTCGTCGAGGTCCGGGGCCAGAAAAAGCCCCTGGCAGTCTGCCCGAAGATGCCGAAAGAGTTCTGCGAAGCGATCCTCGTCGAGATCAACGCCCAGATTTCATTGGGGAAAGAAAGGGTGTGGTCGAACCCCACCCTCATTCCCTGCCAATTCATCCACTGACGCTGTGAAGCGTCTATCCCTTAGAAGGACCCAAAATTATGGCTGGACCCGCTACCAATCAGGTTGATGCCGCCGTTCGCCAGCTGAGCGACGGCAACACCAACGGCACCATTCTCGGCAACGCGACGACCGACGTCATTGGCTTTTATGGCATGACGCAGGGCATCACGCAGCCGACCCAGGCCATGCAGGCTGCGCTTCCTTCCGGCGCGTCCGGCAACGGCAACGCCGCCGGCATCATCAGCATCTATACCTCGGCTCAGACCCCGGCCTCGGTCGTGGCGAACAGCACCGCCGAGCAGTCGATCACCGTCAATGGCGTGCTGTCGACCGACATGGTCTTCATCAACAAGCCGACTTCCCAGTCCGGCCTGGCGGTGACCATGGGCCGCGTCTCGGCGGCGAACACGGTCAAGCTGACCTTCGGCAACGTGACCGCCTCGGCGATCACCCCGACCGCCGGTGAGAACTATGTCGTCGGCGGCCTGGCGGCCAACCTGCAGCTGTCCCAAGCTTTGACCCCGGCTGCTGTCGGTGCCAACACCGTGACCGAGCAGTATTTCACCGTCTCCGGTCTCGACACCGGCATGGTGGTTGAGGTCAACAAGCCGACCACGCAGGCCGGCCTTGCGGCCCTCTCCGCTCGCGTCTCGGCCAAGAACACGCTGGCCGTGACTTATCTGAACGCCACGGCCGCCACGCTCACGCCGACGGCTGGCGAGACCTATCAGATCGCCGCATTCAATGCCCTGGCCGCCGCCACCCAGGTGGTGTCCTACGGCATCAATGGCGGCGTCCTGGCCTCGGTCGTTGCCGCGACCACCGCCGAACTGACGCTGACGGAAGCCGGCATCGCCGCCGCGGATGTCATTGTCGGTATCTCCAAGCCCACCCTGCAGGCTGGTCTTGCCGTTGTCGGTGGCCGCGTGTCGGCTGCCAGCACCATCAAGGCCCTCTTTGTCAATGCCACGGCCGGCAACCTGACGCCGACCGGGTCGGAGATCTACAACGTCACCACCCTGAAGCCGGCGAACCCGGCGGAGGCGTCGGTCTTCACCGCCACCATCACCCCGGGCTCGGTGGCGGCCAACACGACCGCCGAACAGACCTTCTCGGTGGCCGGCGTCGTCTCCGGCCAGCCGATCATGGCGGTGCCGAACTATAACCTGTCGGCCCCTTCGGGTGTCGGTATGGCCAATGTTCGCGCCTCGGCTGCCAACCAGATCGCGATCAACTTCGTCAATGCGACTGGCAACGCCCTGACCCCGCCGGCCGGCACCTGGACCGTGGTCCAGATCAACCAGACGCTGCCTTCGGTCGGAAACTACGCGCAGCTCTTGGTGACCCCGCTGCAGACCTTCACCAACAGCCTCCTGTCGGCGATCCGCTCCGCCCTGGCTGCCCTGCGACTAATCGCCGGGTCGTAATCCGCGGCCGGTGCCGAAGCGCTGTTCGGCATCTCACTCGTGTGGCCCCGAGCGAGCCGGTTGCAGCGGTTCGGGGCATCCCTTCCAACCCATCGATAGGAGAAGTCGATGAAACAATATCAGTGCCACAAGCGCGTCAAAGCGGCACAGATCACAGGTGTCGAGATGGGGCCCGTCCTGCCTGCTCTCGGCAGTTATGGCGTGACCAAGATCACCGCTGGCGACCTCGTCGAATATGAGGACGGATATCGTTCGATCAGCCCGAAAGCCGCCTTCGAGGAAGGCTACTCCGAGATCGAGGAGCAGGCGGCATGAAGCGCAATCATAAGGCCGCTCCGCCGCCGAAGATCAATGTCATCTTCCTCACGCCGACCCTGACGAAATGTCCGGCCAGCGAGTTTGCGAATTCCGTGCGCGACACAGATCGCCTCCTCGAGCAGTGCGGTATTTCGCGGACCTGGATCAGCTTTGGCGGCTGGCCTTACCTCGATGACGTGCGCAACCGCCTCATCACCCGGGCCTATGACGGGTTCCCCGAGGCCACGGATTACTTCTGGCTCGATGACGATATCGGCTGGGATGCCGAAGCGGTGGTGCGCCTGCTGCTCCGTCCCGAAGAGGTCGTGGCCGGGGTCTATCCGAAGAAAGAAGCCAAGATCAATTTCCCCTGCACGCTGCTGAAGGACGCCGACACCGGGCAGATGATCGAACACGAGGGCATGGTCGCCGCCGACATGGTGCCGACCGGATTCCTGCGATGGAAGCGCTCGGTGGTCGAGAAGATGTCGCAGCTTCGGCCGCGCTATCTCAATCACGTCGCCGGCGAACAGGTCGAGGTCATCAACCTCTTTCGCACCGGCCCCCTGTGGCCCGATCGCATCTGGTACGGCGAGGACCCCGCCTTCTGCCGCGAATGGCGCGAACTAGGCGGCGATATCTGGGTCGTGCCCGACATCACCTTCACCCACCGCGGAACGAACCTCTGGCAGGCCCGCATGGCCGATCATTTGGATGGTTTCGTTCAGACCCCTGTTGAGGAAAAAGCCGCATGACCATCACGCAAAAATACCCCCTCGAAATGGTCCACCCTGCGTTCGACGCGGGATCACCGGCCCGGTTCAAGAATAACAGCGGCGAACTCCTGCCGCCCGGCATCGTGTCCGGCACGATGGTGAGCGAGGGCCGCCCGTCTCGCAATCCGCCGGTGACCGTCTCGAACCAGCGAGACGAGGAATATCATCGCAGCCTGGGCTATCTCGCCAAGGGTGAGACGCCGACCAAGGTTGAAGGGTTCTTCGACTACCCGAAAATGCTGGTGCACCCCGACCATGTAGCCGGCACTCCGGACGAAATCCATGCCAAGCCCCGCGAGGAAGGCAAGGCGATCGAGACTTTCACCGTCAAAGGCACCCCGGAAAAATTCCCCCCTGTTATCGTCAACAATGCCGAAGAGGAATCCGCTTGGAACGCGAAGGGCTATCACATGTCCAAACTGCCAGACCCGGATTCTTTTCAGCGGTCCAGGTCGGTCCCTTACGTTCCGGGCCGAACCGTGAACGGCTACCCGCGCTGGGAAAACGGCGTCCTGGTCAATGACCCGTCTCTGAATTCTGCAGGCGTCAAGGAATACCCGAAATGGGTTGGCGACAAGCTCGTCAACAGTGCCAAGGAGGAATTGGAACTCCTCGGCCACGGCGACCTGACCGATGCCAAGATCAATTACCTGATCGGCGAACGCCGCCACCTCAGCGAGATCGGCGACGACGCTGGCGTCGAACGCATCGAAAACATGCTGGCCGAAGGCGGCATCGAGGTGAAGGACCGCCCACATGGCACCACTTGGCGCCGTGTCGAGAAAGCGGAAGAACCCGAACCGGAGCTATTCAATGAAACCAAGAATACACCTTCCACAAAGTGCCAGCCGCCGAGTTTGACCACCGAGCGGCAGGCTGAAAAGGCCGACCTCCTCACCGAGGCCGAGGCACGCGGGATCAAGGTCGACGGCCGTTGGTCGATCGAGAAGATCCGCGCCGCACTCGACCAGGCCGCCGCCTGATAAATGAGCGTCCACGCGCAGGATCTGATCGTCAATGCCTTTGTCTTGATCGGGGTGTATTCCCCGGTCCAGACGCTGACGTCGACCGACGCCAACTATGGATTGAGCCAGCTCAACACGATCATCGACGAATGGCAGGAAGAGAACCTGTTCTGCCAACAATTGATCGCGCGGACGCTCACGATTTCCAACGGGAAGTCCAGCTATACCATCGGGCCGAACGGAAGCCCGTCTTTGGTGGCGCCCCGCCCCAATGCCATCGAGATGGGCCCGTCCGAGGCGTCGGTCACCATCAGCGCCACGACGAGCCCGGTCAATGTGGTGCCGGCGATCGAGTGGGAGATGATCCAAAGCATCAATCCCGGCGTGGGAACGCCCGACACGCTATACTACGACCCGCAATATCCGCTGGGGGTGCTCAACCTGGCGCCGACGCCGAACGCGGCAGGCACTGTGAGTTTCAACGCGATGCAGGTCCTCAATTCCTTCGCGGACCTTGCCAGCACGTCCTATCTGCTCGCCCAGGGCGTCCAGAATGCGCTGCAGTCCAACTTGGCGCTATCGCTCATGCCGTCCTATGCCGGCACCCGCCAGCCCAGTCCGCGCCTCATGGCGGACGCCGCCGAGGGTAAAGACTTCCTCCGCTATGGCAACATCGTCAGCCGGGCGATGCTCAACCGCCGCATGATCACCACCGGCCGCCAGCCGGCCCCGCCGGCGAAGGGTGAATGATGCCGACCGCCCGTGACCTCATTCAAGGCGCGCTCGAGCGCATCCAGGTTTATGCGCCGGGCGAGCAGGCCAGCAACCCCGATATCGCCCGAGGGTTCTCCGAACTGAACTCGATGCTCGACAGCTGGTCGAACGAGAACCTGACCTGCTATGCCATCCTGGAGCAGACCGGCACGATCCAGCCGGGCGTCTCGTCCTATACGATCGGACCGGGCGGCGCCTTCAATATGACGCGCCCGCTGCGCATCCTCGACGGGCCGGGCCGCGCATACCTGCTCGACCAGAACGGCGACAAATATCCGCTCGATGTCGTCACGCAGGATCAATGGAACCTGATTACCCAGCCGAACACCAATTCGGACCTGCCCAGCACTCTCTTCTATGACCCTCAATTTCCGCTCGGGATCATCAATATCTATCCCGAGCCTTATGAGTCGTTCCCGATCTTCTGGGACAGCTACCTGCAGCTGGGCGATCTTTCCAGCTTGTCGACGTCGCTCAGTCTGCCGCCCGGATATGAAAAGGCCATCCGCGACAATTTGGCGATCGAGCTTGCGCCGTACTTCCCCACCGCTCAGGTGACGCCGGCGCTGATCCAGGCTGCCTCGAAGTCGAAAGCGAATGTGAAGCGCACCAATATCCGTCCGACCGTCGCCGCTTACGATCCCGAGATCGTCGCCAAGGCGCGCGGCGCCTGGAATATTTACACCAACTCCTATAACCGATGACGAAATGTCCCTTCCTCGGCGGGTACGGTGTCGGCCGGTCGACAAATGCGGCCGACAGCCAGTTGGTGAACCTGTTTCTGGAATTCAGCGACAGCCACGAGGGAAAGCAGCCGGCCAGCTTCTACATGACGCCTGGATTGACGCAGCTCGCAACCGTGGGTGCAGGGCCGATATACGGCCTCGACATCATGAATGGGACGCTCTATGTCGTCTCGAACGGAACGCTCTATTCGGTCAGCCCAAGCCTCACGGTGACGAGCCTGGGCGCGGTAGGCGGCGCCGGCACGGGGGCCTTCGGCATGATCAACAACGGCAACCAGTTGATGGTCTCGGATGGCCTTAACGCCTATCTCTATGGTCCGACCTTCGAGATCCAATCGATCACGGTAAATGAAGGCGGGGCCGGCTATACTGCCCCGACGATCAGCTTCACGGGAGGCGGCGGGGCAGGGGGGGCGACGGCTACGGCTACATTGCTGGGCAGCGTCTCTGCAGTTACCGTTGCATCCGGCGGACTATTCGCCTCGACGCCGAACGTCACATTCACCGGGGGCGCCGGTACTGGTGCCGCGGCCGCGGCTACCCTCGATCCTTCATTAGGCTCGGTGACATCGATCGCCGTCACCTCTGGCGGCAGCAGCTATAGCGGCACCGTCACAGTGGCCCTGGTCGGCGGCGGGGGCAGCGGCGCCACGGCGACCGCGACGGTATCAGGCGGCGTTGTGACCGCCTTCAATGTCACCGCCGTCGGCAGCGGATACACCACGGCGCCGACGGTCGTGGTGACGAACGCCACAGGGAGCGGCGCCGGCGGCCAGGCCGTCTTGAGTTTCCCTATCTCGGTCATCACGGTCACCAGCGGCGGGTTGAACTACACGAGCGCGCCGACGGTCGGCTTTACCGGCGGGGGTCAATTCAGCGCACCTTCCACGACGGCGACGATCAGCTACGAAATATCGGCCATCAACGTCACTGCCGGGGGCGCCTACAACTCGGCCCCGACCGTGGTCATCACTGATTCCACCGGGGTCTCCGCTGCGGCTACAGCGGTCATGTCGACCACTAATCTGGGCAACACCGTGTCCCAGGTGCAATTTCCGTTCAGCGACTTTCCCTTCAATCTCTCCTATCAGGATGGGTTCGGCCTGCTGATCACCATCAACACGAACCAGATCTGGCAATCTAACCTTCTGGACCTGTCGACCTGGGACGCGCTCAATTTTTCGGCCGCCGATTCGACGCCGACCTACACCCAGGCAATTATCGAGAAGCAGCGCGAGGAATGGATTTTCAAGACCGATTGCATCGAAGTCTGGATCAATTCCGGCCTCGAAGGCTTTTCCTTCACCAGGCTGGAAGGCGTCTTCATCGAGTATGGATGCGCCGCCCCCTTTTCGGTGGCCAAGGTCGGCGATTCACTGATCTGGGTGACGGCGAACAATCAGGGATTTGCAAGCGTGATGTTGGCCAGCGGCTACCAGCCGCAGCGCGTCTCGACGCACGACATCGAGGTCGCCATCAATGCCGCAGGCCTGCTGCGATCGGCTAAAGCCTATACCTACGAAGACAGCGGGCACGAATACTATGTGCTGCAGCTGCCGAACGCCAATTCCGGCGCCGGCGCGACCTTCTGCCTCGACCTGACCGCGACTAAGGCGGCCGGCTATCCGATCTGGCACCAGCGCGCATCGGGCTCGCCGGGCAGTTTTACCGCACACCCCGGCTATGACTGCATCTTCTGGAACCGAGAGTCGGCCGGATATTCCGCGATCAATGTCGCCTGCGACAATTCGACCAACAAGCTCTACTTCTACGATGCCACCAACGCGACGGACAACGGAACGGCGCGCTCCTGGCTGCGCAGCTTCAGGGCGGTGAAAGAACCGTCGATCCAGCCGCGGCCCTTCGAGGCGCTGCAGATCGACATGGAGACCGGTGTCGGGACAGTGGGATCGCCGACCGTGTCGCTCTCCTGGTCCGATGATGGCGGCCACACTTTCAGCCCGTCGATCACAGTCTCGGTCGGCTCCGCCGGTCAGACGTCCCTTCCGGTGAAATTCAACTCGCTGGGCGCCACCAGTCTGCAGAACGGCTTGGACAGAATTTTCATGCTGACAAGCACCTTGACCAGTACGACCAACTATGCGGTCGCCTTGATGGGAGCCGACATAA